CCCGTGTTCTCAAGCTGGCTGACCTCGCTCAAGGGGCTCTGTTCTGTGCTCGGGAGCTCGCCCTGGGCAACTCCCGCATGCGCCCCGTGTTTGACCGCTACTACAGCTACGCTTACGACATGGTGCTGGTCGGCCGTGAGCGTATCCTCTTCGAACTCATCAAACAGGACACCGTATGAGCACCGCTAACTCCCGTCAGGTCGCGGGCACACACTACCAATCTACCCTGCAGCATTGGGACATCGTTGACACTTGGGGTGTGGGTTACCTTGAGGGCTGCTGCACCAAGTACCTGTCTCGGTTCCGTAAGAAGAACGGCCTGCAGGACCTGCAGAAAGCTGACCATTATCTTCAGAAACTGATTGAGGCGCGCTCTGACCACGAGCGCCAGCAGCTCGGCAACCCTGTGCCGCGTGTCGAGGTTGCCCGGTTCCTTGCTGAGAACGGCATCACGGGGCTCGAGACCGCTATCCTCCACATCGTGTTTGAGTGGACGCAGCTCGCGCAGCTGAAGGTTGCTCGGCACCTGCTCGCGGCCCTCATCGCTGAGTATGAAGGCTCAAACCCTAGCCCCGGCTACGTCAACCAAGACCGATGAGCACTTACGTGTTTGACTGCGAAACGCTAGTGAACTACACCGTTGTCGGCTTCAAGGATGTCGACACTGGTGAGGTCACGCAAATCCGCCGCAATGAGGAGCGCGCGCCGGAGCGGCTGCGCCAGTTCCTCATACAGCCGGACGCCACGTTTGTGGGCTTCAACAACAAAGCGTTTGACGATGTCATTGTCGCCGCGTTTGTTGCCGGGCGCACCGAGCCGGAAATAAAGCGCATCGCGGATGACCTCATCGGCAATCGGCTGCAGTCTTGGATGGCGATGCGCAAGTATCAGCTGCCCCAGCTCGGCTTTGACAGCATTGACTTGATTGAGGTTGCACCGTCATTCGTGGGCTTGAAGGCCTACGGGGCGCGTATGCACATGCCGCTGCTGCAGGACATGCCGATAGCGCACGACGCGGTCATCACCGACGCGCAGCGCGCCGAGGTTGACAGCTACAACGTGAACGATCTTGACACCACCGAGGAGCTGCTCAAGCGGCTCGACGGGGAGTTGCTGCTGCGGGTGCAGATGAGCCGGCAGTATGGCGTTGACATGCGCAGCAAGTCTGACTCGCAGATGGCCGAGCAGGCTTACATTACAACTATGGGATTGAAGCGCGCTGAGAACGTCATCCCCAAGACCATAACGTACTCGCCGCCCGAGTTCATCAAGTTCCGGGACCCCGCGCTGCAGGCCCTGCTTGAGCGCACGAGCGAGCACGTGTTTGACATGAACCAAGCCACCGGCCACGTTATACTGCCGGACTTCCTAGGGGGTGAACAAGTTGTCTTCGGGACCGGAACCTATCAACTGGGCGTGGGCGGCATCCACAGCACCCACGACAAGTCAGTCTGCCACCTTGCCGGAGCCGGAGATGTCATTGTTGATATCGACGCTGCTAGCTTCTACCCCTCAATCATTCTCGAGTGCGGATATGTACCTTCGGGCCTTGGTTACCGGTTTATCGATGAGTACCGTCGAATTTACGAGCGACGGCTTGAAGCAAAGCGAAATAAAGATCGAGTCACTGATGCGACCCTAAAGATTTCGCTCAACGGCACCTTCGGCAAGCTGGCCAGCCGGTGGAGCGTGCTGTACGCACCGGACCTCATGCTGGCCGTTACGCTGACCGGCCAGTTCACACTACTCATGCTGATTGAGTGGCTTGAGCACCTGGGGGCGGTGACGCTGTCGGCCAACACTGATGGTATAGCGATGCGGTTCCCCCGGGCGCTGCAGCCTGACGTTGAGCGCGTGGTTGAGAAGTTCAGCGCTGTCTCGAAGTTCAATTTTGAGTACACGCCGTACCGGGCACTAGCGATGAAAGATGTGAATAATTACTTCGCCGTCAAGACCGATCGGGCTCTGAAGGCCAAGGGTATTTACGCCCCTCTGAGCTTGAGCAAAAACGCCACTGCGCAGGTTTGTGCTGACGCTGTAGGCCAATGGCTAGCGCACGGCACCCCGCTGCTGCAAACCATCAAACGCGCGCGGTTCGAGGGCTTTATAAGCGCCCGCAACGTGACCGGCGGGGGCGAGCAGAGTGGCGTGTACTTGGGCAAGGTGGTGCGGTGGTATATGAGTACTGATACGCGCTTGAAACCTCTTACATACGTGAAAAACGGTAAAAAGGTTCCTAAGACCGACGGGGCCAAGGCCTGCATGACTATTGACAAAACAGGGGTTCACCCTGAGGACCTGGACTACGGGTGGTACTATCGCGAGGCGTGCAAAATAGCCCAGGCGTGCGGCTGCTTTGAGTACTTGAGCACTGAAGAGCAAATGATGATTACACCCGTTAAGAAAGAAAGGAAGAGCAAACATGCAAAATGAACGAACTGTCTTCGTGGCTCATGCAAATGAGCGCAAGGACTTGAAGGCTGCTGAGCAGTATGGGCGACTGCGGGATGTGTTCGGCAACGTGGGGCGGAGCTACAACACCCCCAAGATGATTGAACACGCCCGCCGCGTGCTGGCTGATTATCAGCGAGGTGACACGATTCTGATGATAGGCGACCCGGCGTTGTGTGCGTTGTGTATGACCGTGGCCTCCGAGCTGGATGATGCGGTGGATACGCTGAGTTGGGATCGTAACGAGTTTCAGTACATAAAGCGGCGTTGGGACTTCGGCCCCGAGTCGCTGGTTGTGCAATCCGACGAGTGATCGTCATAACTGTAGGAAAGGTCTAACATGACTAACTGGAAAGACGGCTTGCGCTCAGGCAAGCAACAGGTCCCCCCGCGCATTTGCGTGTACGGCGGGCACGGTATCGGCAAGTCAACCCTGGCGAGCCAGTTCCCCCGGCCCATCTTCATCAGCACTGAAGATGGTATCGATTCGCTCGACGTGGTGAGCTTCCCCAAGGCGGGCAGCATTGGTGATGTGGTGAACAGCATCAAGACCCTGCTCAAGGAAGACCACGACTTCAAGACCGTGGTAGTTGACTCGGTGGACTGGTTGGTGGAGCCGCTCATCAGCGCCAGCATCAACAGCCAGTACGACGAGAAGGCCCAGGCCTACGGCAAGGGTCAAATGTACATGGCTGAGGAGTTCCGTGAGATCCTGCAGGGGCTTGACGCGCTGCGCCTCAAAAAGGACATGAACGTGGTGCTCATCGCTCACGCTGCTGTGGTAAAGTTTGAAGACCCGCGCACTGACCCTTATGATCGCTACCAGCCGAAGCTGCCTAAGGCATGCAACGCGCTCATGCAAGAGTGGGTTGACGTGTTGGCGTTCTGCGCCTTCAAGGTCATCATCAAGAAGAGCGACGCAAAGGGGTTTGACACCGCCAAGGCGCGTGGCGTGACCACCGGCGAGCGGCTGCTGCACTTTGTTGAGAGCCCTGCCTACGCAGCTAAGAACCGCTTCAGCTGCCCCGAAGACATCGAAATGACAATCGAAAACTTGTCGAAACTCATCCCCCTGGCACACTAAGGAGTATTTAAAATGGCTAAATTTGGATTTGATGTGAGTGAAGTTGACGCAACAGCAACCGGCGGCGGAGGCTCCCGCGAGCCCATTGAGCCGGGAGACTACACGCTGAAGGCGCTCGAGGCTGAGGAGAAAGCCACCAGCACCGGCGGCGAGATGATCAAAGTGAAGTTTGAGGTGGTGGGCGGGGAGCACTCCGGCCACTGGATCTGGCAGAACTTCAACATCGTCAACAAGAGCGAGAAGGCCCAGGCTATCGGGCGCCAGCAGCTCGTGGCGTGGGCGACGGCCTGCGGCAAGCCCAACGCTGACGACACCGACAAGCTGATTGACAAGACCTTCAAGGCGTCGGTCGGCATTGAGAAGGGTACTGGCGGTTACGGTGACCGCAACGTGGTGAAGGCATTCTTGTTTGACGCGGATGACAAGCCCGCTGCCGCCAAGGCCGAGAAGCCTGCTGCAAAGACGGCCCCGGCCCCGGCTGCTAAGCCTGCCGGCAAGGCCGCCAACCCTTGGGACTAAGGGTTAACCCTCGGGGGAGCTTCGGCTCCCTCTTTTTAACGCAAGGAGATAACTATGAAACTTGAAAACATGAATGTGATGCTCGACCTGGAGACCTTGGGTAAGGGTAGCCACGCGTGCATCATCGCAATTGGCGCGGTGACGTTCAACCGGGAGGGCGTGCTGAGCACGTTCTACCAGCGCGTAGACGAGGAGTCCTCAGTGGCTGCGGGGCTGAAGATTGACGCCTCAACGGTTATGTGGTGGATGAAGCAAAGCGACGCCGCCCGCAACGCGCTGACCGCTGAAAAAGGCATGTCGCTGGTGCACGCGCTGGCTCGGTTCACAATGTGGTGTCCGGAAGAGACCGCCGTATGGGGCAACGGGGCCGCGTTTGACAACGTCATCCTGGCCAACGCCTATGACGCCGTGAACCTGCGCAAGCCCTGGCCGTACTGGGGTGACCGTTGCTACCGCACCGTCAAGGCTCTCAACCCTGACGTCGCCATGCCGGTTTTCACGGGCACCAAGCACAACGCACTTGATGACGCCCGCAATCAGGCCGAACATTTGATAAAGATTGCGAGTGCGTGATGGTCGCGCTGCCTAAGAGCGGTGAGCAGCAGCTCATCGACAACATCTACAAGACCTACGAGGTCAAAGAGTCCGAGCGGGGCTTCTACCTGGGCCGCCTAGGGGCGTCATTCCTGGGTGAAGAGTGCCTGCGCAAGACCTGGCTGAGCTGGCGCGCGTACGCAAAGGCGCAGTTCGGGGGTCGCATGCTCAGGCTGTTTGGCACCGGCCACTGGCAGGAAGACCGCATCGTGGCCGACCTGCGCGCCGCCGGGGTGAGCGTGTGGGATCGTGACGAGACCACCGGCGCTCAGATTGAGTATGTTGACGACACCGGACACTTCATCGTCAAGCTAGACGGCATAGTGAAGGGGGTACCCGAGGCTGAGAAGACCCCGCATGTGTTGGAAATCAAAACCCACAACAAGAATAGCTTCGCGGGTGTGCTCAAACACGGAGTCCAGAAAGCCAAGCCCGAGCACTACGTGCAGGTGCAGGCCGGTATGATGATGAGCGGGCTTGACCGGGGGCTCTACGTGGCGTTGTGTAAGGATGATGAGCAGTTCTACGTTGAGCGCCTCAAGGCTGACAAGCCCGTGCAGGAGGCTGCCCGGCGTAAGATTGTGAGCCTTGTGAACGCCACTATTCGCCCCGCCGGTATCAGCACTGACGGCGAGGGCTTCGGGTGCAAGTTCTGTGACATGAAAGAGGTTTGCACCGGGCGCGCCGAGCCGCTGAAGACTTGCCGGTCTTGCCAGCACGTGCAGGCCAACGCACTGCCGGGCGAGTGGGTTTGTGGGTTGTACGGCACTACGTTGGGTAAGGAAGCGCAGAAGTCGGCGTGCCCGGAGTACGTATGCTTGTAGTGGCGGTGGACCCGGGCCTGACAGGCGCCATAGGGTTCCTCCGTGATGGCGCCTACGTAGCCGTGGAGGACATGCCTACGGTGCTCAAGGGGGTTGGCTCAGTTAAGAACGAAGTCTCCCCGCAGGGTATGAAAACGCTCATCAAAGAGCGCCTGCAGCCCGGCGAGGCAGTTGTGGCTGTGATTGAGAAAGTTGGTGCCATGCCCGGGCAGGGGGTTAGCTCAGTGTTCAGCCTAGGGGACTCTTACGGGGCCGCCCGCGCGGTGCTGGCCACGGCGGGGTTTGAGCTGGTGCAAGTGCACCCCGCGACATGGAAGAAGTACTTCAAGCTGACCAGTGACAAAGAGCTGAGCCGGGCACTGGCCACCCGGCTGTTCCCGGCTGCCCCGCTGCATCTTAAGAAGCATGATGGGCGGGCGGAGGCCCTGTTGCTGGCCCGATGGCTGTGGGAAACGCAGTACTCCTGATGATTGGCAAAAGCAATCGGCCCCGCGTTTGTACGTTGAAAATACAATCGTCGGGGCCTTTTTGTTGCCTATAATTCAATCTGCGAACACTTAACTTTATAACTGAAAGGTAAATCATGAAACACGCACCGGCACCTTGGCAGATTGACCCCACTACTCGGGAACATCAACAACCCCACCCCTGCGGGTTTTATTGTGTTTATAAAAGTGCGGGGGGTGACTGGTGTGCCGGCTGGCAGCCTGATGATGACCCGTGCATAACAGATGACACGTTTGAGTATTTTGACACTTGGCAGGTTGCCCGTAAGTATTGTGAAGGTTTGACATGCCACCAGGTAGGTTCCGTATGACCCCGCTTGAAACTCTGCACCGTGACCTGGGCAGCCCCCGTTGGTTCTGGCCCGTCGTCATGGTCGTTCTCTTCATTTTGTTTGTCTTGGGGAGTAGCTTAACATGAGGCACTTCTGGAACTTCATCTGGGCAGCGTTCTGCTTAGCCTGCGCGCTCTCGCTCATAGCCGTGCTGGGCTCATCAGCCGGTTACGTGAGCGCTAAGATTGAGCGCGAGGCCCGGTGCCTCAACAGCGCGTGCGCCGACCCCTGCAAGCCCGGGGCACGCTTTGTACGGCACGCTGGGTGCTTGAAATGAAAGCCTGGTTCAAGCACCAATGGTGGCGGCTCGAGCAACTCTGTGATAAGTATTTGTCGGCTAATAAGGAGCAACAATGACCAAAGACGAAATCATACGCATGGCGCGGGAAGCAAAGTTCAATGATTTTGGAGTGGCTTGGCAAATGGATGCAATGACACGCTTCGCAGCACTGGTGGCCGAAGCCGAGCGAGAGGTTTGTGCGAAGGTGTGTGATTCCGAGATGTTCCGAGAAACAAGCAACCCAGACAACAAAGAAGTTGCAGGCATCCGTCTTGGTGCTAGGTTTTGCGCAGCCGCCATCCGCGCAAGGAGCAACACATGATTGAAGCCTACGATCCCAACATCCGATGGTCGCGCCACACCTTTGAACTCACTTTTATGCAGTGGGATTACCGCCTGACTATGGAAGTTGATGTGTGCGGTAACTGCAAAGGCTCTGATCTTTTTGGCAGTGCCATATCAACTTGCTTTGAAGAGTTGTTTGATGACGATGATGGCTACTCACAAATCATCCTCAAGCGTCCAACACAGGGCGCTGATGAATCTGGCTTTGACACGCTTGAATGTGATCTTGAAGATGAAGCCGATCTTGAGGCAATTTGTGTCTCCATTCAAATAGTTGCCCATGTGAAGGAAGCACCATGATTGACAAACTACAGGCCGCGCTGGAGGCTTTGGAAAATAGCCAGCTTGATGACACGATGCGCAACTATCAACTGCAATCGCAATCCATCACAGATCTGAAAGCTGTGATTGCGGAGATGGAAGCGCAGGAGCCGGTGGCCTTTAGCTATGAACTGGCTGCGGCTAAAACGGAGAGCGGGGAGTATTGGGACTGGCAGCATCGGCTTACTGCTTACCAACCCTGCGTGACGGATAACGCCATCCGTGACCTAAAACCCCTCTACACCCACCCACAGCCAAAGTCAAGCGACACACTAACCCCGCAGTACGAGTCAATGCCGGATCATCCGGTTTGCATAGGCTGTGGGCACAGGCTTATGTCCAGCATGACGTACACATGCTATGCGTGTAACCAAACGTCCGACCCGCGAGTAATCAGGGAAGCGTTTGAGAAGGATGACGAATGACTACAACTCGCCGGGGGTTTCTAGGCGCCATGTTGGCGGCATGCGCTGCGCCCGCAATCGTGAAGGCGTCAAGCCTGATGCCGATCTACGTGCCCAAGATCATCGCACCGCCGTACCTGACGCTATGGGGTGATGGTGTTCATGATGACACACTGGCACTCCAAGCGATGATTGATGGGAAAGAAGTTGTACGCCATGACGGGGCTTCTTTCAGCCGCAACCCTGACGGTGCGATATTCCTAGCGTCGGGAACCTACGCAGTATCGTCAGCTATCAGATTAACCGGTGATGGGCATCATCACATTGAAAATTGCAATTTCATCGGTTTAGGTAATCCAGAATCACTCTTTAAATGGGAGCCGCCGGTTGCGCCGTTCCGCAAGACACAGGGTGGCTACTATTGGGGAAACACATGACCATAACTCTTGAACGCTACCGCGCGGGGGTTTGCACAGTTCACGCCGAGCTGAGCCAACACCCTGACGGTATGACCCTGGCAGAGCTTTGCGCGACGACCAAGATAGCGCGTAGCTCCTTGAAGACTATGCTTGAAGAAAACCCCTTATTTTACGTTGACCGCTGGGTGCTGGGGGTGAATAGTGTGCCCGCCCGAGTGTGGGTGCTGAATGTATCGTCACACTTTGAAGACTGCCCCCGACCTGACAAACTATGAGCCACACCATTAACAACGCGAAGAGCGCCGCCGTAGCCACCGATTACTACTGGGAGCCCGTGGGGCCCAGCACCCCCCGGGGGGTTAAGGTTCAACTCTTGACTCAGGGTGGGGTGGCGGTGTATGGGCTTTGGGACGGCAAAGACAAGTTTTATTCACACTGGGCACCTTGCCCCAAAAGGAGACACGATGAGCCAACCGCATAACCCTAATTCGCCGTTCAACTGGCAGGGGCGGCCTTCAATATTCACGACTGGGAATTGGCGAAGCGCGCAGGACTTCAGCGGCACTAACACCAACCGCGCCGCAATGCAGACCCGGATTGAGCCTCGCCCCACCCACCTGGTTAGCGACTCGGTTTACCTGAAGCAGCCTAAGATGGTTCGTCAATTCAAGAGCAAATAGCATGCCCTGGAAGTTGATAATAGATTTGGTGGGTCCGGGCATCCACTACACCAAGCCTCGGCAGGTGTTCCTGGACGCTATTCAAGAGGCCCGCCGCCTGGGCCGTGAGGACGCCGCAGGGCACATTGAGATAATGCTAGACCTGCGGGACACGGCTATGTTTGATCAACCCAAAAAGACCCCGGGCAACTGACGCTGCTCGGGGTTTTAAGCCCCGTCGCCGGGGCAACCAAGGAGAATCTTTACTTCTTAGCCTCAGCGGCGATGTCAGCCTCGATGTCAGGGCCTTGCATTGCCGGTGCTTCGCTCGGGGCCTCGATGTCATCACCGGGAGCTTGCCCTTGCGGGGTGGGCCAGAACGCTGAGGCCGCCCCCGTCACCGCGCCGGTCTCCGCTGCGCCCGCGCGGTACGCCTTAGGTACCGCCGCAGTGGCGTGGTCTTCCAGTAACTTGACAACCGCCGCAACCTCATGCGGGTCTTTGGCCATGAGCATCTGGGATAGCTTCTCTGCGGTCTTCTCAGGCATCTCGGTGTTGCGGATGGCCCTGGTGGCTATGCCGGTCAGCGAATTCCAGAAACCCCCCGTCACGGCATCCCGCACGGCCTCGCCCACACCCGGTTGGGCGTCAAGGCTTTCGCGCATCTGGAGACGCTTGCCGGTCTGGCTCCCGCCCAGCACCTGGTTTGCCTGATTGAACAGCTGGCTCTCGCGCTCCAGCGCGGTCTTGAACAGCGTGAACTGGTTAGGGCTGTCAAACAGGGGTTGTAGTTTGGCCTGCATCTCTGGCGAGCCGATTATCCGCTGCGCCGCGTTAAAGTTGCCCGAGGGGTCCATCACCCGCGAGTACAAGTCCCGGGCCACCCCGGTGCGGAAGGCTTCCTTCTCACCCTTGCTCATCTTGGAAACCATCTGGATAACCTGCTCGTGGTCGAGCTTGCCGAACTCATTCATACCCTTGCGCATAGCGTCGGCCATCTCTGCCCCGCCGCTGTATACCCCGCGCGCCAGCTCATAGTCCGGCACGGCGGCGTCAAGCGCCTTCAGGAATTCATTTTTCTTGGTCGTGTAGATGCGCCCAAGCGAGCTGGTCTTACCCGTGACGGCGTCAGTCTCTTTCTCGATGAGAGTGTCCAGGCCGCGCTTCACTTGGTCAAGAACCTCAACGGTGGGCTTAGTCATGTCGAGTGTTCGGCCTTCAGCGGCGAGCAGCGTCTCAGCCTCCTTTAAGCCCTGCTGGAACTGGGGTAGCTGCATGAACCTGAGCACGTTGGGGTCATTCACCTCACCGTATGCGTAGGCTTGGTCGTATAGTGGTCCGGCGCGCCGCTTCATCTCTTCTTGTAGGCTTTTCAGGTCCGCGTAGTAGTCGCCGGGCTGTAGGGTCTTCTGCACCTGCGCGTAAGTGCGCTCACGGGCACCTTGCTTCTGCGCGGTCAGGACGTCACCCACGTTACGCGCCCCCTTGCCGGTGCGTTGGGCCACAGCCTCAGCCAAGTCAACCGTAGCGGGGGAGACGTTGGCCACGACTGAAGGAACCTTCATGGCGCGGTCTTGAATTATCTTTTGCCGCACCTGTTGGGGTGTCAAGCTACCCTCGCTGAGGGCTTTGGTCATCTTCTCCGCAGCCGAACGCGCCACGCGCTGCTCGGTGGGGTAGGCCTTCTCCATGAGCCACTTACCAGCAGCGCCGGTGCCTTTCATAGCTATAGGGAGGGTCGCGCCGAGCACCCCTCCAATTGCCGCACCGCCCAGGCCCCCGCTCACGCGGTCTTCCTCGGCAGCACCCGCGCCGGAGATAGCCCCGGTAGCCGCGCCTATGGCCGCTAGCCGACCCAGCGCCCCCGCCCCCGTACGCGCCAACTGCGCTGCGCCAGCAGCTTGACCGCCCGGAATCATCATAGCCGCAACGCCCGGGGCCGCCCCGCCCGCAAACTCAAGCGTACCTGAGAGTACCGGGTGTTCCTTTGAATACTCGGAGTACTCACCGCGAATTTGCTTGAGCTGGTCCTCGTAAGAACCCTGCCCCAGCCGCTCTCGCAGCCAGGCCTCAGCCTCGTCGCCCCACCCCATGCCGAGCCCCTGCCCTAGGGCTGCGCGGGCCGCACCAACATACGGATCAGCCATCGTTATTCTCCAATCTCAATTACGCCGCTGGGGGTGGTCTCGCGGTATTTGCCCGCGTTTATGTCAGCCAGACGCTTACGACTGCGTTCAGCCACGGTCTTCAAGGCCATGTAGCCGTTCTTCATAATACGGCGGCGCTCTTCAATGCTCTTTGCGCCCAGACCTTGCACGTCCTGCAATGCCTTACGCTCGTCGTTGGAGATAGCACCCGGAAAGGTCGACTTCAGCGACGACAGGGCTGCTTTCTCCAGCAGGTTCTCCATCTCCCGAGTGTTGACCACTTTGGGGTCTTTTGAGCCAGCCGCCTCGAGGGCTATGCGCTGCGCCTTGTCACCCAGGGAGGTGTCAAATGTAGTGGGGTTCAGCTGGTAGGCTTTCCTCAAATTCTCAAGAGCCTGATCAGTCTGGGCCACCATGTCTTCGGTGTCGGTCTTGAGCTTGAGCTCGGGGCTGGTCAGCTTGCTGCGCTCACCGGCCTTGGCTTCGGCTTCGGTTTGCGCCAGCTTCAGGCGTGCGCCCTGGTTACCCTGTGCCGCCGCGATTGCGTCAATCTGCGCAGTCTGCTTTTTGACCAACATGTCGCCAATGTCAGACACGGCTTTCTGGTACTCCGGAGTGCCGGGAATGTAGCCCCGGTCCATGGCTTCCTTACCCGCAGCGGACTGAGGCATGCGAGAGGCGAGATAATCCTTACCCTCTTGAATAGCCAGCTGGCGCAGGTCAGACATGTCGGCACGAGAGGCCTGAGCGCGAGCACCCGCAGCCTGCATACCCAGCGCCTGACGCCGCTGCCGGTCAGCCGAGGCGCTCTCACGCACAGCCTTGCCGTGCTCGCCCATGACCTTGCCCGCGTTGCCCAGGCTCTCAACAAAGGAGCCTGTGCGTGTGGGGGCTCCGAAGGCCGCCGCCAGGTTGAAGTACATTTCGGCCTTGGACGGGCCTTCAGACTTCTGTGCCATAGCCTCTTCAATCATCTTGTTGAAAGTGGCCTGGTCGGCTTGAGACTCCTTGCGCGCCGCGCCATAGGCCTCAGCGTATTGGCGTGGGGCCGCCGGAGCCTCGTAGCGTTGGGACATGGCCTGCAACGGCTCAGCCGCAGGGCTTTGCAGGTCATTCTCTATGAACCGCTCTTGTCCGCGCTGCAACGCGCCCGGGTCTTGTTGTTGCATCATCTGTAGCTGCTCAGGCGATACACGGGACATATCGAGACCCATGTTGCCGGCAATGTCAGCCGAGCCTTCCATGCCCGAGGGTGCGTACTTGGCGTTCAGTTCGGCCAGCCCGCCATCAGCAAACTTGACCGGACCCCCGCAGGCGTAACCGCCTCGAGCATCAGTGCGGTTGCCTGCTTCTCCGTGGTCTGTTCCACCCCCGCCGCCGTCGCTGTCTGAACCGCCGCCACCCCCGCCACCCCCACTACCGCTTACCGGACCCATCCCACCATAACCCCGGTCTTGCCCATCTGCTGACAGACCGTAACCTGAACCGCCGCCCGTTGCGGGGGCGGCCTGCTCGCGGGCTTCTTGAGCCTGGAGCTGCTGGTAGGCGAACTGCCCCAGCGGATCTTTTGAGACCGACACCCCGGCCAGCGCACCCAACGGGGAACCCATGAGTGCCCCACCTAGCATCGCTCGGTTGCTGTCAAAGCCGATGTTGTAGCCCAGGCTGTTAGCTAGGCTGTACTGATCGGTGGCGCTGGGGGCTTGGTAACCCGCACCGCCCCCACCCATGGTAGGTTGATAGCCTGAACCGCCACCCCCGCCACCGCCCATCGGGCTGGCCATGGGGGTGATCGCCATAGGGGCGGCCGTTGGAATCTTAACTTCAGGGGCGACCGTTGCTGCGGCGAGGGGTGATGTGAACTTGGGCGCACCCAAGATATCACCTTGCCAGCTCGGGCCGTAGAGCTTAGTGGCGAGCATGCGCTTCTTGTACTGGTCATGCCAGTCGTCATACGCAGAACGCTCGGCCACGGCCTCGGGGCTTTCACCCGTCAACCCGGCGTAGGGGGTTTCCTGGGTGCTGACACCGTAGTGTTGCAGGAGCTTTTCGTACTCGTTCATGTGGAAACCTTTTTATTTCGTCAGATTATAAAGCCCCGCGCCCGCAGAAAGCCCCGTCGCCAGCTGCGACAGCGGAGAGGCCGAGTAGGTCTGCCCGGTGCTGGTTCCAGCTTGTGTGGTCATTTGAGGGGTGATAGGGGCCATGCCGCGCACCTGCGTCGACAACCAATCCATTTGCTGCTTAGGGTAAAGTTGCTCATTCTGCCACTGTTTGTACGCGGCGTCAAGCTCGGCCTGCTGTTGGCCCTGGATACCCTTGCCGGCGGCCTCAAGCGCACCCGCGTCGGCCATACCCATCTGTTGGCCCTGGCCTGCGGTAGTGGCGAGCCGCCCCAGCGCGGATTCTTGACGAGCCAAATCGGCCTGGCTCGCGCCCAGGGCTTGGGTGTAGCCTTGCTGCAACGCCCCGGCTTGTTGACCCAGTATGCTCTCCTGGGTGTCGCGCAACGCGCGCGCTCCGAATTCACCCATGCGGTTACCGCCGAACTGGCCCGCGCGCACAAAGGAATCAGACACCCCGGGGAGCAGGTTCTCGGTCAGGTTGCGCGCACCCAGCTTGGCGATCTGGTCTGTCACGTTACGCGTGTACGGGTTCATGTAGGTGTTGATATCACCCACGCTGGTTTTGCCGGCAAGGCCGGTGAGCCCGGTTTGGGCGGTGCCGAAGGCGGGTTTCCAGGCCCCCTGGTTTGCCTGAACTTGCTGGTACGCTTGCTCCTGCAACGGGGAGGCGCCCGCCACCGTGGGCATAGTGTACGGCTGGTACGGCGTGTTTGCTATGTTCTGCGCAACCTGAATCTGGTTGTAGATCGCATCCTGCATCCACTTTGGGGTCTCGGTGGAAGAGGTGGTGTAAGACGTCGCGGTTTGGGGGTCACCCTGGAACAATGAAGCCATTTTATGCAGCCTCCTTCAAATAAGACAATGGGGATTTAGCGTCGGGGCTTATTTTACCCCGTGCCAGTGATTTTCCTTTGTGCTGCCGGATTCGCGCCCGCATCTCGTCCAGGCGTTTAGCGCCTTCTTTGACCGAGCCATCCCCCAGCAACGCTGTAGTTTCAGCGTCGAACACGTATTCACCGTCCGATAACCGGGCGTCAATGGTGTCGTCACGGCCTGAGCCGCCACCCGCAGCCAGCATGCTCAACCCGCCCTGAGCCAGCTTGACCGGAGGCTTGACGTATGCACCGTCGGCGGTGAGCTTATCCCAGTTGCGCGCCATGTATTGGCCCAAGCCTAGGCCAGAACCGGCAGCGTCAGCGCGCATCTTGTCCCAATCCCATTTCTGCGAGGCGCGGTTGAAGTATTCTTGCTGCTGGGGGGACATACTAGACGTAGCCGTTTGCACCTGCTCTGGGGTCTCTGCCGCGCCCAGCAGGGTCATCAGCACCGGGGCGGCAGAGAGCGCCTTGCTGAAGCTCAGACCG